TGTTATCTTAAAAATCGTAGATCTGGTTTTTCATTTATGGCTTCAGGTGAAGTAGTAAATTTAGCTACATTAGCAAGTGATTCACGATATGGTATATTATCTAAAACTGGACCAGATGCTAAAAAGATGTTTACTGATAAAGTTGTTCCTATATCAGTTAATTATCCTTTCTTTTTTAAACCGATTCAAGATGGTATGGATCGACCTAAAACAGAGTTAGCATATAGAGTACCAGCTTCTAAATTAACTAGAAGAAAGATAGAATTAGGTACAAAAGAAGAAGAATTACAAGGTCTTGATACCACAATAGATTGGAAAAACACTGGAGATAATAGTTATGATGGTGAAAAATTAAAACTATTAGTACATGATGAATCAGGAAAATGGGAAAGACCTAACAATATTTTAAATAACTGGAGAGTTACAAAAACAACCTTAAGACTTGGTAGCAGAATAGTAGGAAAATGTATGATGGGATCTACTAGTAATGCTTTAGAAAAAGGTGGTGATAATTTTAAAAACCTATATTATGAATCCGATGTTACCAAAAGAAACCGCAATGGAGAGACAAGCTCAGGACTCTATTCTTTGTTCATACCTATGGAATGGAACTACGAAGGATACATTGATACTTATGGCGTACCTGTCTTCGAAACACCAAAAACAAAGACTTTTGGACCAGATGGATATCAAATTAAAATAGGTGTAATAGATTATTGGGATAATGAAGTTGAAGGATTAAAAAATGATCAAGATTCATTAAATGAATTTTATAGACAGTTTCCAAGAACTGAAAAACATGCTTTTAGAGATGAAACTAAACAATCATTATTTAATTTAACTAAAATATACGAACAAATAGACTATAACGAAGAAGTTAGAATGTCTGGACTTGTAACAAGAGGAAGTTTTCAATGGCGAGACGGCGTGAAAGATACATCTGTAGAATTTATGCCAAATAATAGTGGTCGATTTAAAATTAGTTGGATACCAGAATTACAATTACAAAATAAAGTAATAGTTAAAAATGGTGTTAAATATCCTGGTAATGAACATGTTGGAGCTTTTGGCTGTGATAGTTATGATATATCAGGAACAGTAGATAGACTGGGTTCTAACGGTGCTTTACATGGTATTACTAAATTTTCAATGGAAAATGTACCAGCTAATAGAGTATTTTTAGAATATGTTGCACGACCACAAACGGCAGAAATATTTTTTGAAGATGTTTTAATGGCTATTGTCTTTTATGGCATGCCAATACTTTGTGAAAATAATAAACCTAGACTTTTATATTATTTAAAACGTAGAGGTTATAGAGGATATTCAATGAATAGACCTGATAAAGTATGGAATAAACTATCTGTAACAGAGAGAGAAATAGGTGGAATACCTAATTCGAGTGAAGACATCAAACAAGCGCACGCTGCCGCTATTGAATCATATATAGAAAATTACATAGGACAAAAGGGTGATAGCTATGGTGATATGTATTTTCAAAGAACATTAGAAGATTGGGCAAAATTTGATATAAACAATAGAACAAGATTTGATGCTTCTATTAGTTCAGGTTTAGCTTTAATGGCTTGTAATAAAAACCTATATAAACCAACTCAAGAAAGAACAACAAAATCAATTGATCTTGGTATTAAAAGATATAATAATAAAGGAATAAGATCTCAAATAATATAAAAATGATTAAAAAAGGTATTAAAACCTCTTTCCCTAGTCAAGCAGTTAGTGATGCGGAGAAAATGAGTAAAGAATATGGTGCTAAAATTGGTGCTGCTGTTGAACACGAGTGGTTTAGTAATTATAGTGGTTCAAACAGATGGTCTGTATATAAGGATTCTTTTCATTCATTAAGATTGTACGCTAGAGGAGAACAATCAATAAGAAAATATAAAGATGAATTATCTGTAAATGGTGATTTGTCATATCTTAATTTAGATTGGAAGCCAGTACCTATTATACCTAAATTTGTAGACATAGTGGTTAATGGTATGGCGGATAGATCATATGACATCAAAGCTTACTCACAAGATCCTCATTCTATACAAGAAAGAACAAAATACGTTGAAGATATAACTAGCGATATGAGAACAAAAGATTTTAACGATAACGTTCAAAATACTTTTGGTCTTAATATTTATAAAACAGATAAAAATAAACTACCTGAAAGTAATGAAGAATTAGAACTTCATATGCAGCTTGATTATAAACAATCTATAGAGATAGCAGAAGAAGAGGCTATTAATAGTGTTTTTGATAAAAACAAATATGAATATTTATCTAAAAGAGTTAATAATGATTTAGTTACTATAGGAATAGGTGCTGTTAAAAATTCTTTTAATAAATCAGAGGGTATTAAAATTGAATATGTTGATCCTGCTAATTTAATTTATTCACCTACAGAATCACCTTATTTTGAAGATATATATTATGTTGGTGAAGTAAAAGATATTTATATAAACGAACTTAAAAAAGAATTTCCAGATTTATCAAATGAAGATTTAGAAAAATATAGAAATTTAGGTGGTTCACAAAGAAATACTTCTTCTATAGCTAAAAAACAAGATGATGATAACTCTGTTAAAGTTTTATATTTTGAATATAAAACATATATGAGTGAAGTTTATAAAATTAAAAAGACAGCTTCTGGTGGTAATAAAGCTATTAAAAAAGATAGTAGTTTTAATCCCCCTAAAAATGAAGATTATGAAAAGATAGAAAGAGTTATAGAGGTTATATACGAAGGTGTTAAAATAGTTGGTAGTGGTAATGAAGATATATTAAAATGGGAACTTAAGAAAAACATGGTTCGTCCAAAAGCAGATACTACAAAAGCCCTTATGAGTTATAGTATTTGTGCTCCTAGATTATATGAAGGTAGAATAGAATCATTAGTTAGTCGTATTACTGGTTTTGCTGACATGATTCAATTAACTCATTTAAAACTACAACAAGTAATGTCTAAAATGGTGCCAGATGGTGTTTATTTAGATGCTGATGCTTTAGCTGAAATAGATTTAGGTAATGGTACTAATTATAATCCAGCAGAAGCATTAAATATGTTTTTCCAAACAGGTTCTGTTATTGGTAGATCAATGACTCAAGATGGTGATATAAATAGAGGTAATATGCCTATTCAAGAGTTAAATACTAGCGGTAAAGGTGGTAAAATACAAAGTTTAATTCAAACTTATAATTATTATTTACAAATGATGCGTGATGTTACTGGTCTTAATGAGGCTAGAGATGGTACTATGCCTGATAAAGACGCATTAGTTGGTATACAAAAAATAGCAGCTGCAAATTCTAATACAGCTACTAGGCATTTATTACAATCTAGTTTGTTTTTAGCATTATCTACAGCTGAGTGTATTTCTATGAGAATTTCTGATGTTATAGAATATTCCCCTACAAAAGAATCATTTATAAAATCATTAGGTAAATTTAATGTTAGTACTTTAAAAGAAATGGCAAATTTACATTTACATGATTTTGGTATATTTTTAGAACTGGCTCCTGATGAAGAAGAAAAAGCTTTATTAGAAAATAATATACAAATGGCTATTCAGCAACAAAGTATACATTTAGAAGATGCTATTGATATTAGAGAGGTTAGAAATATAAAACTTGCTAATCAATTATTAAAAATAAGAAGAAGAAAAAAACAAATCCAAGATCAACAAATAGCAGAAAAAAATATTCAAACTCAAGCTGATGCTAATGCTGCTTCTGCTGAAAGAGCAACGGCTGCTGAAATGCAAAAGTCTCAAGCTTTGGCCCAAACTGAAATGCAATTAGAACAAGCTAAATCTCAGTTTGAAATGCAGAAAATGGAAAGAGAAGCTCAACTTAAAAAAGAACTAATGCAATTAGAATTTGAAATGAATATGCAACTAAAACAAAAAGAAGTTGAGGCTTTAACACAAAGAGAAAAAGATAAAGAAGATCGTAAAGACGAAAGAACTAAAATTCAAGCAACTCAACAAAGCGAGATGATTGAACAAAGAAAACAAGGTACCGCACCAAAGAATTTTGAATCAGCCGGATTTGATAATTTGGAGGGATTTGGTTTAGAGCAATTTGAACCAAGGTAAATTTTATTAATTATATAATATTATATTATGGCAAAAACTGAAAAACAAGAAGAAGAAGTTATTCAAGAGGTAAAAACAGAAGAAACAACACCTGTTGAAGAACAAAAACCTACTGAAGAGAAAGTTTCTTATAAAGAGGTAACAGATGATGGAACTATAAAGTTAGATCTATCAAAATTTAAACAATTTCAAGAACAAGAAGGTGAAACAGAAGACACTAAACCAGAAGCAGATGAAGAGGTAAAAACTGGTATAGAAAAAGCTGTTGATAAAAAAGAAGAAGAAGAGGAAGAAGTTAAAAAAGATTTAGTTCTTGAAGAAGTAACTGAAGAAGAGGTTACTAAAAACGAAACCACAAAGGTTGAAGATAATGTAGTAGTTGATGAGGTATCACCTCCACAACCAGAAGTTATCGTTCCAGAAAATTTGCAAGATTTAGTTAAATTTATGGAAGACACGGGTGGTAATTTAGAAGATTATGTTAGATTAAATGCTGACTATTCAAATATAGATGATAATGCTCTTTTAAGAGAATATTATAAAAATACTAAACCTCATTTAGATATGGAAGAAATTAACTTTTTAATCGAAGATAATTTCCAATTCGATGAGGAATATGATGAGCCAAGAAATATTAAAAAGAAAAAATTGGCTTTCAAAGAAGAAATTGTAAAAGCTCGAAAGCATCTTACTGGTTTAAAGGATCAGTATTACAAGGAAGTCAAGTTGGGTTCTAAGTTGACCAGCGAGCAGAAAGAAGCGGTGGACTTTTACAATAAATACAACCAAGAACAAGCTGCTAATAGTGAAATTCAAAAAAGACAGTTTGAACATTTTCAAAAATCTACTAACAACGTTTTCAGCGATAATTTCAAAGGTTTTGATTTTAATGTTGGAGAGAAAACTTACAGATACAATATTAATAATGTTCAAGATGTAAAAACTTATCAAAGCGACATAATTAATTTCGTAGGAGAGTTCCTAGACGAAAATAGTATGATGAAAGATGCTAAAGGATATCACAAAGCTTTATATGCTGGTAGAAACATTGATAAAATTGTTAAACATTTTTATGATCAAGGTAAAGCAGATGCTATAAAAGAGTCTAGTGTTAATGCGAAAAATATTGACATGTCTCCGAGAAAAGCTGCACCTGTTGTTGATGCTAGTGGTGTAAAGGTTAGAGTATTAGGTGGCGATGATATTTCTGGGTTGAAATTTAAAATTAATAAATAACAACTTAAAAACAATTAAAAATGGGATTTAATACGTCTTTGGGGTTGGCTGGTTCATATGACCTAACAACTCCATCCCCAGTAGTAAGTAATAACAATTATATTGATTTTACTTCATCTGCAACAGCAGGCTGGGCACAACAATACATGCCAGAAGTTTACGAAGCTGAAGTTGAAAGATACGGAAATCGTAGACTAGGTGGATTCCTTAAAATGGTGGGGGCTGAAATGCCTATGGAATCTGATCAAGTTGTATGGTCTGAACAAAACAGACTTCATATTGCTTTAAAAAGCTCAGGAGCAGCTGGTAGTACTACTAGTGTTCAATTAGAAGGTACGGGTGGTAATATATCACTTGGATCTGCTAACTCTAATCCATTTAGAGTAGGTAATACTGTAATCGTTACTGATGCGGCAACTGGACTTAAAACACTTAAGTGTTATGTTTCAGCTACGTCTGGAGTTGCTACTGATGCTGGTAGTAATAACATAACTATACTTCCTTATACACAATCTGATTTATCAGGTGGTGATGGTAGTGCTGTACAATTTAATGATAATGATCAAGTAAATTTATTTATTTATGGTTCTGAATTTGCTAAAGGTTCTGCTTCTATGGGAGATGGGACTAATTCAGGCGACGGTCTTAAAGCTGAGTTCCAACAGTATACTAATAAACCAATTATTATAAAAGATCACTTTAGAATCTCTGGTTCTGATACTGCTCAAATCGGGTGGGTTGAAACTACAGGTGAAGATGGATCAGTTGGTTATTCTTGGTATTTAAAATCTGCTGGTGAAACTAGAATGAGATTTGAAGATTACGTTGAATTAGCTATGGTTGAAGCTGTTGAAGTTACTGTAGGTGCTTCTACTGTTGATAGTACTATCGCTGATGCTAACGACGCAACTGGTTCTCAAGGTCTATTTGACGCTATTGAGAATAGAGGTAATATCTTTGAAGATCTAGCTTCTTTAGCTGATTTTGATTTAGTACTTAAAAATCTTGATAA